GTTCGGTTGATTACTTCTTGTTCTGATTGCATTGCCAACCATATATGCTGACAATATCGCCTTGTCTTTATTTATTGTTTTCTGTATCCTGTTTACGGTATATTGCATGACAAAAAGACCCATTGCAAGTGCGGTAATCGTGTCATCATGACTGCCAGACTGGTGGTCCATTCTTCCATTTTCTCCCTTGAATATCCATGTCTCAAGCTCAGATATGACCCTGTTGGAACGAATCTTAAATTCATTGTTTCTTACAAGACCAGCGAAATTGGACAATACTGGGTATCTGTTACCCTGGAAATGAAAACCTGGAAGTTTATCCGTATATCCATCATAGTTTTTCGTTGATTTTTGCACGGTATATGTCTTCTGGTTCATATCCTCATAATAGAGGTTTTTGTAACCAAGGTTAATAAGTGTTAAAATGGCAGCGTCTCCTTGTCCTCCAGTACAATCAACGACAACAAACGCATCATTATACATTTTTGCGTATTGATAACATATTGCGCCTATATCATCACCAAGTTTCCTGCCTACATATTCTGCAACCTGCTCAATGATTGGCATTCCATTTTCGTCCCTTCCATCCATGTCAATCACCTCAATTGCCGTTCTATCTGCCGCAGTCCCACGGCTAGGGTCGGCACTTAAAATGTACCTATGCCCGTCAATTGGTTGTTTCCAAAACCAAGTATCTTCAACAAGAGGGTCTTTGAAATCTTCAAGCGGTTCTCTTGTGTTAAGCTGTTCTTGCATTCTGATAAATTCTGGTGCAACAACGTTGTCAGCTGAACCCATGAATGAAACATCAAGCTCCTGGGCTATTTTCATTGGGTCATTGTTGAACTGCTTACACATGTCCTCATACCAAGGACTGTCTGGTTTCCACCCTTCGTGTGCAAGCCTTTCCCACCTCTCTTCATCATATTTAATACTTCCGTCTTCACTGATTATCGGGTCTTCATCATACATCCACTCTCCAGTAGATTCGTTCTTTTTCTTCCAGACCAGATATTTGTTGAATCTTGGGTCTTGATACCACCTGAACTGAACTGCAACAAAGTTGTTTTCCTTGCTGAGCGCTTGTCTATATGTGTTATAATACAACTCATCCCTACCGTTAGGCGTTGATACCATGACGGTCTTAGATTTTGGGTTTGAAGCCATTGTTGCAGCAGCTGTTGTATAAGCAGCAACGCCATCTTCAAAGAACGCAGCCTCGTCCATTATGAGCACCGACACGGCTGATATACCACGAGTTGCGTTAGCTGTACTAGCTCTTGCTATGATTCTGCATCCGTTAAATAACTCAATTCTTGACTGGGAATCTTTCTTGAATATCGTCTTTTGGTTTTTTTCTGCGTCTGGGTCTGGACTAAAATATTCGTCACCCCAATACCACCTTGGTACCTGTTCAAGAAACGCTTTTATCTTAATAAGAATTTCTTCTGCCTGTTCTTTTTTGTTGGCAATACAAAGAATTGTAAGTGGGGCTTCTTTTGACGCAAATACACACTCGGTAGCAGCCCACGCAGAACTGAGCGTGGAAATACCACACTGTCTTGGTTTAATCGCAACAACGTTGTTGCTTTCTGCCAACGCCTTCAAGAATGCCTTCTGTCGAGGAAAACAAATAAATTGTGAATTCCTTCCCTTTGTTGCGTCCATTGTACTAAAGTATCTTTCAATGAACTTTATCCTTGATTTGTCAGCATAGAACATCGCATAATCCTTAGCCGCTTGTATTGAATCAAAAATCATATTCTTTTATCTATATTCGAAACACATAAAACCCAAAATGACCAATCACCAGGGTTGGTCATATGGTACATATTTATTTTGTATATTCACTAAAAGTTATTTTTACTTTATCGCCAGCAAGTACATTTGGTTCTGGCAAAGTTATTTCATAAAACCATGATGGAAAATTACTATTACCATAATATTTTCCATATATAACAAAACCAATAGCAGGATTTCCGTTTTCGTAATTAAGGCCGAAGCTTCCACTCATACCAACGAAATTATTCACTCCAATTAGTATTGCACTATTATGTTCGTTATATAAAAATGTAAAGGAATTATTATCATCAAGTTGTCCTTCTTGTTCAGCCGTGAACACATGATTCTTTCCGCTTGTGGTGGTAAAGTTACCATACCACCATTTTCCTGTTGGGGTTGCGGCTGAAGTGAAGGTCAGGTCTAACTCAATTTCAAAAGTTGTGCCTGTTGGGGTTGGAAGATATTTAACAACATCTCCCTCAGCATCATATGCCACAGCGGGGGTATGAGCTGGCCATTCTTTCCATATATATGAAGCCGTAACTTCATCCAATGTCTTCAATGGCTGAGGACGAACAATAGGTGTTGCTTTTTCTAATAGTACTAAACGTTTCTCCACTAACGTTTCATATTGTTCTTTGTTTGGATTTATAATCGTAAGCCATGTAGGTTCTACTATTACATTAGCCATATTTCTATATTCTTTTTTTTTATTTTACTATTTTATTCAAGTTTCAATATAAAACCTATTTAATGTGACACGCCTCTGTGTCAATGCCATCCTCCTCAATTACATCCCCATCCATATTATCATCACCGTCAAGGTCAAAACCGTCAAGTTCTGCTGCTGAAAAATATCCGTCTGATATAACACTCTTATCAAGATTTCTCTTTACTATACTGTTTTTGAACTCTTGGTAATCATTGTCATTATACGATTTTCTAAGAATTGCATTCATTATCTCATCACCTCTATCTGTTGATGAAAGAATCTCATTCAAGGATAAATTGAACTCATCACAAGGCATTTCAATAAGTTCCGTAAACGCATATGGTATTACGTTAGTGTCTTCGACCGTCCCGAAAACTTTTTTCCAAAGAATCGTTCCGAATCTCATGTCCCACGGTTCTGCTTTTATAAAATCTGCCTTTCTTATGATATAATTTGCAAGTTTCCTATCGTTTGGAAGTCCATGTACAGAAAATACCTCAAAAAAACCTTTTATCGTCTCTTGTAGCAACAGCGGGAATATAATTCCTTGTGATTTAATTTCACTTCGTTCTTCTCCTACGCCAACCTTCGTTTCAACATATGCACCTTGCATGATTTTCTCGTTCGTTATTTCATCTTTCTTCGAGAAAAGCAGATAATCGTTGATAATCCTTATCCTGTCATACATTGGTATTAGTTCCTCGTTTACCTTATCAAGTTCTTCCTTATAAAAAGAAACGTCATTTGCATATGTATATGCGGCTCCTTGAATAAGTGAATTTATAAATCTTCTCTTAGCAACAGCATCCTTCGATAATTTGATATCATTGGTATCTTTAAATTTAAAAGAATCACTTCCAATTGGTTCTGGAAGAACTCTTACTGGCTTTTCGGGTTTTACTTTACCAACTAACTTACAGGTAAGATTTATTGTTTCTTCTGGAATTGAAAACATCTTGTTCACTACATTTTCGCAAAGTTTCTCAAGAAAATCCTTTATAGGTTCTTCCATTTCTTTGCATTTTGTAACCAATGAGGATAATTCTGATACCAATTCATCATTGCTTTTCCCTTCTAGTCCCAAAGTCTCAAGTGCGTCTGAAACCTCAATAAACCTCTGTTTTATGATAGTATAATCAAAAGGATAGTCATCTTCAACAGGAAACGCCTTATTATCCCCAAGAGATGTTGTATGTGTTGATAACAGACTATACAAATGCTTGGGTAACAGACGAGACTCGTTGCTGATGCTTTTTATCCTATCCTCTTTAATGTAAATTTTTTTCATAATAATCTTCTCCAAGGAAACCCACCAATCTTCAGTTCGTGGGTAGTTGACTTACTTTCCTTTTAATAATTGTGACAATTCCTTCTTTGTGAATGGAACCGAATTCATCCTCATTTCACTTAGTTTTCTCGGATTCTTATTTTCCCTAACTTTGACCGTAACGTTTCCTTGACCATCTGCACCAAGTTTCGAAAGAGTGCTTGGAGTTAAATTGTTCAAATTGATTTCTGTATTTGTGTCCTGCAAAGTTGGGTCTTGGGATTTATGTGCGGCAATTGGTAAATCATTCTTTGGGACTTGTACTTGTGAAACACCAGGTTGGCGGCTTGCCTGCTGTATCTTGGTAACAGCATCTGACTCACTCTTAAAGTTTTGCCCATCAGAATTAGCGACAGCGGTAATCCCAGTATTGTCTTCTTTCAATACCAAATCATTTTTTGAATAAAGCCTTCCTTCTCCGATATTGATTAATCTGTTATTCTTTTTAACGTATGTTCTCATAAACGAAATATTTTCCTATAAATATCTATAAAAGAAAAAAAGGTATCCTGTTTTTGGATACCTTTCTATATTTTTAATAAGGAGAGACAAATGGAATATCTTTCTTATCCCTGTACTTTTTAGTTAGACCTTTCTCTGGTCTCTTCATACCAGTATCTTTCTTGCCTTTGATGGAGTTTATTGTCTCATCGATGATTTTTCCGAACAACCCCTTTGATTCTGGCATCTGATTCTGGTCTGGTGCATTCATTCCTGGGTCACCACCCATGTCTGCACCCATTGAAGTTTCGGCACCTTCGTCTTCTTCGCCATTATCGGACATGCTCTTTGCATATTTAAGTACCGCTGCCTTATCTTCAACAG